ATAAGCAATTAAGTCATCCGCTTCGTTATTAATCATCTCAACTTGTCTAACAAAGACCTCTTCAAGATATTCTTTAATACGAGCATTTTGTGTAAGATATGATTCAAGTTTATACTCGTTCATATCATTTTTTCTTTTTCCTTTATATTGAGGATATAGTCCTTTCCGAACGGACGAACTATGTTCGGCATCCCAGAACACAACTACCTTATCGTAGTTATGCTCTTCAAGGAATTTCCGAATTGTATTGATAAAGTGGTAAATGGCACCTAAGTGACTTCCGTCGCTATAGAGGTCTTTTACTCCGTGGAATCCAATCTTCATTAAGTTGGAACCGTCTATTACTAATGTTTTAATCACAGTTGTGATTTAAAGGGTGAATAAATTACTAATTGTCTTCTTTTTCTTCTTTTAGGTCAAAATCACCATCTGTTCCGATGATTCCTTTCCAATAATCTGCGTATTCTTTTTTGTATTTTTCCAATGAAGTTTTCTCTTCAGCAGCATCTTTACCTCCAATAAATCCGTGTGGTGTAACGATTATTTTTCCATCATCATAACCTAAACCATTAATATGATTTTTCATAACAGACACTTTTGTCCTTGAAGCAAACTTAATTGTTCTTTTATCTTTAGTTGCGGTAATCTTAGTTGTACCAGCACCTTTTTGATTTCCATATAAAAAAACTAATGATGAGTTTAACCAAATCGCCTCACCACCTTTAGCTTTAATTTTTGGTTGTCCAAATGGATTATCAGGTAACTCCACCCAAGGTTGATTTACAATAATTAAAGTGTTTTCATATTTAGAGTCTGCTTTACGAGACCCTGAAATTCTTTGATTGATACCCATACCAATCTTATCGGCTAATGTTGAAGCGTTGTGTTGTTTTCCACCTTTACCTTCAAAAGTCATTTTACAAGGAACGGAACCAACCGAATCCCACATAAAACATAAACTGTAATCTAAATTACCTTTTTCTTGTTCATCTAACAAATTATTAATATAGTCTGTTATTTGTTCAATATAACTAAAATTGTTATTAAAAATATAAAACCCATCCCAATCAAGTTCACCTGTTTCTTCATCAACAACTTCCTCGCAATCAAATCCCATAAGTTTTGCGTGTTCAAACGACCATTTTTGTTCTGTGATAATAAACACAGGAAGAATACCTTTCTTTTGGGCATCCACCGCAGTTTTAACCAAAGCAGTTGTTTTACCTGTATCTGAGTGACCTAAAAACATATTTAAATGTCCTATTGCAGGACCAGGTAATCCAACAGCGTCCAAAAAATCAGGACCTAAATCAAAAAATCTTTGAGGTTTATATTTTGCGGATGTTGAGAATTTGTCTTTAATAGACTTAAAATCAGTTTTCTTGATTGCCATTTTCTATTCTTTTAATGTTATAGAAAGTACTGTCTTCTTCGTAAAGAATACCGATTTCTTCTTCATGAAGGGTTATCAATCTAAGACCTAATTCCCCATCTTCTGATTCTTCTTTCAACATAGCAAACAAAACTGTTTCACCAATCTGTTTAGCTCTACCTGAAAAGTATCCTTTATCTTTTAGTTGACTTAAGATTTCATAAGACAACATTTTATTATCCCTTAATTGTAGGTCAATTTCTTCTTTAAATGTCATGTGATAGAATTAACATGTATGGTACCATACAAGATACCATACATGATTTTTGTTTTATTTTAGAATGGAAGGTCTTCGTCAACCTCATCATTTGCTTGTGGGTCAACAGGTTTTGTGTCATTTGATTTTTTACCACCAAAAGATTCTGTTTCAACAGAACTATCTCCGTAAACATATCCACCTTTTTCTGAATCCCATTTTGGAGTTTCTCCACGAGAAATTGCCTCAAGGTATTCAACAGGTTTTTTAGAATAAACATCTAACCAAGTTAACTCATCTTCAATCCAAGCTTTTGCTTGTGCCTTATCTTCGTGAACAGGTGCCGGGTCATCATACATAATTGTTGATACTGCAGTATATTCTTTACCGTTCGGTGCTTTTGATTTGTTTAATTCAATGATTAAATCACGACCTTTTTCAGAGTCAGTAATATCACCTTTATTTCTCCAAATCGGAATAATCTTGTCTAAGATACCATCGTTTTTGTAGTTGTGTTTGAATCTCCAAAATTTTGGTCCGTCTTCTTCTTTATCTCTATCTATAACTTTTACAATATAGAATTTACGAGAACGATATTGAGCTGCTAATTGTTTGTCAGACTCTTTACCTGTTGCAATTAATTCTTCGTAAACCTCATTCAATGGTGAACGCTCGTTGTCGTTTTTTCCTGGGTCGTAGAATTTTTGCCATTGACCACCAACTTGGATTTCGTGGTACCATGCTTCTTTGAACGGTGAAGAACCGTCTGTTGTAGGAAGAATTCTTACTCTTCTCTGTCCTGATTTCTCTTTATCTAATAAGATTAAAGCGAAATACTTTTTCATTCTTTCGTCTTGCGACATTTTACTTTGGGCTCCGCCCGCAGATTGTTGTGATTTTTCGTACTGTGCCAATACGGCGTCTAATGAACTCATGTTTTTTTTAATTTTAAGTGATTATCTATCTGATATAAATATAGGTTATAATGTGACTTTAGTCAAATGAAAAAGGTGTCTCTCGACACCTTTATTTTATCTAAACGATGTTTTGTAATTATCGTTACTTGGTGTTCCTCCTGGTTGAAAAGAACTTTTAATATCTGAAGAATTAATGTCTGTTACATCATCTGTTGTTAAAACATAATCATTTTTCCCCGTCTTTTCCATCTCTTCCGATTTATCATCAAAAAATTGTGATAGTTTTTGATTGAATGGGTAAGAATCGTATGTTCTTAATTCTAATTTTTCTTGTGGGGTTTTTTCTCTATACTTTTCAATCTTAGCTTCAAGACTATTTAATTTGTTCATTATATTGTCCATCTCTCCAAGTCTTGATTGTAAATTATCCAATTGACCAAATAAATTATTAAAATATTCTTCTTGTTTTGTTTCAATATTTTTTTGAGAATCTACTAATTCTGTGATATCAAGTTCTTCAGAATCTTCACTTCCTGTATCAGAACTCTCATCAGGATTTCCATCATCGTCAAGTTTTTCAATATCAGGGTCATTTGCAATATCAATTGGTTGACCTGCCACAGGTGCTGGTGGTGGAACCGCTCCCGCATCTGAAGGTGGTGGTGGTGCTCCCGCTCCTACATCTCCAGGTGCTGGTGCCAATGGACCTAAATCTTCAGGAGGTAATGGTGCATCCGCAGCCTGTTCTGTAATGTATTGATTAATACTTCTATATCTTTCAATTTCACTTAATATTTTTTTATCTATCATTGTGTTATCCGTTTAATAATTGTTTAATTCCTCCTGCTGTCTCAACTCTAACTTTTCTGTTAATTGTTGTTTGATGACCCGCTCTCTCAATAAGACCATCTCTTTCTCTGATTGTATAACAATCTCCTGTGTCTAAATCACAAACTTGTTGTGTTCCGTCACCGTTATCTGTTTGAGAAACTCTTGTTGATTTCCCAAGATAGTTGTCTAATGCTGATTTTATGCTCATAAAATTGTTTTTATTATAAATATGTTGTTATGTTATAAAGTGAAAACATCACTTAGTATTGTTTGGGTTAGTACTTCTCCATTAATTGGTGATGTAAATCCATATGGCCTATATTGAACTTGTAATCTAAAAGTCCCTAATTGGTTAATAGTTATTTCATTTGTATAGTTTGTTGATGTACCGCCTCTTCCACTATAATCAACAGTTTCATATGTTGTTGCCTTTAAAATCTTAGTGCTTGCAACATTTTGTTCATTAAAAGGTTTTTCAGTACTAAAATTATATGTGATATAACCACCCGCAGGTTTTTTAATATTATAATAACTTAACCCATTCCCTTGTAAATCCGTAGAATCAGAAATTCTGGTTAATGATAATTTTTCTTGAGGGAATGTTATAGAAGTTTGACTTGTCGGTACATTGTCAACCGGTACTTGACCTTGATTAGGTAAAGTATACCAATCTTTAAATGGGAATTGTTGTGTAACAGGTTGTTCTTGTCCTTTATAAGCGGTCAATATAAACACTAAATCAATTTGTGTTTTTCCAATAATTTTAGGGATATCATTAACTAAATAAGATTGGACTTGATTAAGAGTTACATTAAATTCCCCATTAGTTACTTGTCCATCAACACCAATAACACCTTTACTAACATATTTTCTAATAGTCACATTATTTACTTCTTCTAATTGGTAAACAGTATAATTCATATCAACTTTAGTTGCTAATACCCATCCTGTTAATTGTGGATTTATCTTAACATTTAAAGATTCTGTTTGACTTCCGCTTAACTGAACCGCAGTTCCTATCATAGTAACAGGACCAGTTGTTTGAGGATTTGTATTTACCCCCGGCGCAACATTCGTTACAGTTGTTGTTGTTGTTGTTGCGATAGTTGCCGTTGGTGATGGAGTGTTTGCCGCTTCTGGGTTTGTAATTGAACCTGGAGATGAGGTAGATGTTCCACTTAATGTTGGATTATAGTTAAATAATGTTCCTCCTGAGAATGAACCATAATCCGTTGTAATACCAATTTGGGTATAAATGTTAACATCTCCCGTGAAAATTTTAGGAACTACAAATTTTACCAAAGTATCATTAACAATAGTTACACTACTAAATGGTACTAATACATTAGCGATTTTAACTTCTTTAGTTGTTATTAAATTTCTACCATTAACTTGGATAACAGTGCCTGTATATCCTGATAATGGGGCAATTGTTGTGTACACCGGTGGAGGACAAGTTTTACCCACCAATGCTGGAAGTGGTGTTGGTGTTGGTGTAACACCAGGAGTTTTTCCTTTTTCTTCTGTTTTCTTAATTACCAATTTAAGGTCTTTAGAATCTGCAACTGTTGATAATCCAAGTGGAATCGCAGAGTTTAAAGCATTGTATAACGTATCTTTAGTTACTTTAAATTCACCAATATGTGAGTTATAATAATCTTCTGAAACATTATCTATAGGCCAATGACAAACATACCATTTTGCAAGACCCATTTCTAATATTTGTGGAACTCTTTCCGATAATCTTCCAATCATAAATCTAATATAAGAGTCAATTGTATCAAAATGTGCTAATGGTTGAGAGGTACTTGATGATGCATTTGTTTTAACTTTTACACAACTATAATTTCTTTGTATTAATGTGTTTTGACCTCCCCAATCCTTGCTTAACGAAATTAATCCAAAGTTATTATCCCAACCATTAAATGACTTATCTTGGAATGTGCTAATATATGATAAAGAATAAATAATAATTTGAAGTTCTTGACTGTTTGGTACAAGTTTAATTAATGCGTCTGCAAATGTTTTTGGTTGTATTGGGGTTAATACACCTGCGACACTTTGGTATCCAGCGGCAAATGAACTATTAAGATTAGAAACACAAGCGTTTGTTGTATCTAAAGTATTGTCCGCCTTTTGTGGTACTTGAGTACTCTTAATCGCATTTGTGGTACCACTAATAGTTACACTATCTTTATTAATTTTTAAAATTTCTTCAAGTTTAGTCAAAAGATTTTGATTAATACTTTGTAAGAAAGTATCAATCGCAGGTAAATCAAATACCCCTTGTCTAATACCTGTAAAAGTTGTTTGGAAGTTACCCGATTGAATACTATGGTCAACAGATTGAATCATATAAGGCCCATTAAACATTGGGACATGTCTAAGATTAAAATACATTGTTGGTTGTATCAACGCATTACCTAATGATGTAACAGTACATTTATAACTTCTATTTTTATAAAGATTGTATAAACTAACATTTTGAGTTGCACTTTGTCTTCCTGACGCTTGGTCAACCATATTCAATTGAGTATTAATTGATTCTGAAGTTGCCACTCCATTATCTTGAGATACACTAAATGAATAAAATATATTTTGATTACTAATCCCAATATCTACGGTAAATCCCACACACTTATTAGAAACAGCCCAATCTGTTTTACCTTGTAGATTTTCAAGTAAAGGATTTTCAGAGGCTCTTCTCATCTCAAACGCATCATCTCTAAATTTAAAATTACCTTTAGGTAAATCTAAATATTGTGATGGTTTACCCGCATAAAAACAAACCATTTTAGGACCTGATTTTCTATAATCAACATCCAAGAAAGTCCCCCATAAACTATCAGCAAATGCTAAAGACCCTCCACTACCTAATGGTGTTTTAATCCCGTCAGCATCTTGTACATTATAAAAATTAACATACGCGGGCAGGTTCATTACATTAAAATTATTCTTAATAAGAATACCACTAATGAACGTATAAACACTCATAGCGTTATTTAAAGAATACTCACCTTCTTTTCCCCCAACACCAAACATATATTTCAAATCAAAGATATCAATTAAAAGAGTGTCCCCAATATTTCTTGATGCCCTATCTAAAAACATTATATCTTCAAATAAAGTTTTGGTTGTATAGTCACCACCTGATATCCATTTGTCATTTAACGCCTTAAAAACTTCATAATTCTCAACTTTACTTTGGTCTCCACTTATAACACTTTGTACTGTTCTTTCAGGTACTTGTTGTTGATTAGGTAATATTGCGTTTAACCCAGATAATAAACCATTTAAAAAGTTACCTTGTAAAGTGGATTCTAAATCCAAATATTTTTTTAACTCATTTTTAAATTGAGCAACGGCAATTGTTGGTAATTTTAATTTTTGAGTTGCATACATTTTAATTATTGGCGCCAATAATGTTACATTCTGAGCGGTAAACTCTATGTTATTATCAATAAAAAAGTCGGTAATATACGAACCATTAGAACTATAAACAACATTTGCTATTGTTGAAAACCCAACCTGTGTTTGTAACTCAAACCATGCTGTTGGGTTATTAATTTGTGATTGTTGTAAAGTTATTCCTCCGGCTCTACTTGGTAAACTATTTTTAACATACGGATTAAATGTTATAGGGTCAGCAACTTCAATTTGTCCATTAAATGATAAGTAAGAATTAAGAATTCTTCGGTTATAATTTGACGGATTACCATATCTAATAAGAATATCATATTGCATAAAATTAGTAATACTATTACTAAAGACATCATATTGTTTAATGTTACTACTAAACAATAT